CCACGTCAACAACTTTAGTAGATGCTGACAGAGTCGTCACAAACGATGCAGGAACGATGAAGCAAGTTGCTTTATCAGACGTAAAAACATATTTATCTAGTGCTGGATTTTCAACCGAAGACCCAACAGCATTAGCTATTGCATTAGGATAGGAGGGTAAATGGCCAATACTTTTAAAGTAGTAACAAAAGCAGGTGTAACAAGTGCTGATGTTATCTATACCGTAGCAAGTTCTACAACAACTGTAGTTCTTGGAATTATGGTAGGTAATACGACTACAACACAAATTACCGCAACAGTAAGTTTAGGTTCA